CAAAAATTCTTCGGCAAAAAAATTGCCCTTGAAGCAATTGCAGAGTTTAAACAAAAAGAACTTCTAAAAGACAAATGGTTATATTATAACGGTAAGATGTCTGAAGAAGAAGTTAAAGAAAAGAATTGGAAACCAGATCCATTTGACGGATTAAAAATCCTCAAAGGTGAAATGGATTATTATTATGATTCAGATCCAGATATTCAAAAATCAGAAGAGAAAATTCAATATTATAAGACTGTGATAGATACATTATCAGAAATAGTTGAACACGTAAAGTGGCGACATCAGAATATTAGAAATATAATTGAATGGAAACGATTTCAGTCCGGAAGTTAAATCATGCTACATTATTAGTAGTGTGTAGTTCTAGCGCAGGAGCAGAATTAAATGAATATTTTTCTTTCCTGGTTCCTGGTTACAAGTTTATGCCTGCCTACAGAAATCGTTTGTGGGATGGAAAAATCAGACTCTTTAATTCTAGAACAAATACATTGCCGGCAGGTTTATTTCATCACCTTCTAAAGTTTGCTGAGCAACGGGAATATTTAATTGAACAGAAGGATAGTGAATATGGTAAAGCTGATGACCATAATAAAGTAAATCCTGAAAATGTTCTACAATTCTTAAATCAATTAAATCTGCCGTATTCTGTCCGTGATTATCAGTTTAATGCAATTTGTACTGGTATTCATTCAAAACGTAGAATATTAGTCTCTCCAACCGGATCTGGTAAGTCATTTATTATTTACTGTTTACTGCGTTGGTATTTGGCGGCATACGAAAAAAGAGTATTGGTAATTGTACCAACTACATCTTTGGTCGAACAGATGTATGCTGATTTTAATGATTATGCCAAAAATGATACATTCGATGCAGAACATGAGATTCACAGAATATATTCTGGTAAAGATAAAAATGCTGAAGCACAAGTGTATGTTTCTACATGGCAATCGATTTATAAATTTCCATTAGATTGGTTTTCTCAATTTGGCGCAGTATTTGGCGATGAGTGTCACGGTTTTAAGTCTAAATCGCTAACAACAATTATGGATAAATGTACTGAAGCAGAATATAGATTTGGCACTACTGGTACACTAGACGGTTCACTCACGCACGAGTTGGTTTTGCAAGGATTATTTGGTAGAGTTTTAAAAGTTACTACTACTAAAACTTTGCAAGATAACGATACATTAGCAAAATTAGAGATTACTCGTCTTATATTAAATTATGATAATAAGACGAGAGAATTAAATGCTGGTCTAACCTATCAAGATGAAATTGATTATATAGTAAGGAACGAACAGAGAAACAAATTAATTCGTAATCTTGCTATTGATCAAAACGGTAATACATTAGTGTTATTTCAATTTGTTGAAAAGCATGGTAAAATTCTGTTTGATCTGATTCATTCAAAAGCTGCAGAAGGTAGAAAAGTATTTTTTGTTTCTGGTAATACCGAAACTGAAGATCGTGAAGCTATTCGAAAAATTGTGGAGAAACAAAAAGACTCTATTATTGTTGCTTCACTTGGTACTTTTTCTACAGGGATAAATATTAGAAACCTTCATAATATTATTTTTGCTTCTCCTTCTAAATCACAGATTAGAGTATTGCAAAGTATTGGTAGAGGTTTAAGAAAGAGTGATGATGGAAGGCCAACTAAACTCTTTGACATTTCAGATGATATGTCTTGGAAGACTAGAAAGAATTTTTCTCTTCTTCATTCTTTTGAAAGACTTAAGATGTATCAAAATGAAAAATTTGATTATAAAACTTATGGGATAGACGTCGATGGATCAGGAAATAAAACAATTTAAACTCACTACAGATGACGAGATTATCTGTGAGGTTTTGGATTGGAATGAAGATGGGGATGTAACGATTCGTCATGCCTATAGAATAGTTCATGTTGAAGACCCAGATAAAGGTTATAGATACTATTATCTTCGACCGTTTATGGTATTTCAAGAAGATCAACTTCAAATATTGAATTCTGGACATATTGTTTGTGAAGCACTTCCTTCTACGGGTATTTTAGAATACTTTTATACGGCTATTCAAGAATCAAAGAAAATTCTTGAAACAAGAAAAAATAATAAATCGCCTGAAATAAAAGATACTAAAGATATTTTGAATGAGTATGCTAAAGAATTAGAAGAGTTTAAAAAAGCTTTAGATAAATTTGATATTAAATCTGATGATGAAGATGACTTTATTGCTACAGTTACAGCCTCAGTTAATAAAAACTACCATTAAAAAAATAGGTATATTCCCCTGCCCTGGCCTGGTATTAGGATTATACACCTAAATCGTGATCCTGTAAACAGTTATTTGCTTCTCTAAAAAGAAAATATACTGTTTACTTTTAATATACGCTATGATATAATAGCACATGAAAGGAGTGAACATGTTAACTAAAAAAGAAAATGTTCATTATGTAAATAATGCTGATTTTTCAAATGCAGTCGTAGAATATGTAAAGACTGTAAATGAAGCAAAAGATAACAAAAAACCAATTCCAGTTGTACCAAATTATATTGCTGACTGTTTCTTAAAGATTTCAGAAGGTCTATCTCATAAATCAAATTTTATTCGATATACGTATCGTGAAGAAATGGTTATGGACGCTGTTGAGAATTGTTTGAAAGCAATTCATAATTATAATTTAGAAACAGCTACGCGTACAGGTAAACCAAATGCATTTGCATATTTCACTCAGATTGCATGGTATGCTTTCCTACGGCGCATTGCAAAAGAAAAGAAACAACAAGATATTAAATTGTCTTATATTTCAAAGATTGGTGTAGAGCATATTCTAGGTGATATGGATGATCTACAGCAATATGATTTTATTGTCGAATCTTTGCGTCAACGTATTGACCGAGTAAAAGAATCCGATAAGAACTTTAAACAATACGCAAAAGAAGAAAAAAAGAAACGTAAATCTGCTTCTCTTGATTCTGACCTATCAGACTTTTTAGAATGAAAATTGCTTTCCTAAACGATACTCATTGTGGTATCCGTAATTCATCAGAGGTATTTCTACAACATCATGAAGACTTTTATTCTAAGGTCTTCTTTCCCTATCTACTTGAAAATAATATTACACAGATCATTCATTTAGGCGACTATTATGATCATCGTAAATTTATAAACTTTAAAGCATTAAATCATAATCGAAAATTCTTTCTTGAACCATTACGTAAAAATGGTATTAAGATGGATATTATTCCGGGTAATCACGATACATATTTCAAGAATACAAATGATCTTAATTCTTTAAAAGAATTGCTTGGTCATTTTATGAATGAGATTCATATTATTATGGATCCAATAGTTCTTGAATATGGTTCTATGAAAATAGGTTTGCTCCCTTGGATTGCTCAAGATAATTATGATAAATCGATGGATTTTGTTGCTAACTGTAAAGCAGATATTCTAGCAGCTCACCTTGAATTAAATGGTTTTGATTTGATGAAGGGTGTTAAATCTGTTGAAGGTATGGATCATAAATTATTTTCTAGATTTGATATGGTATTATCTGGTCATTATCATACTAAATCTCAGAAAGATAATATTCATTATCTTGGCTCTCAGATGGAATTTTTCTGGTCAGATGCAAGTGATCCAAAATATTTCCATGTTCTAGATACAGAAACAAGAGTATTAACTCCAGTTCGTAATCCATATACATTATTTGAAAAAGTAGTGTACGATGACTCGAAAATGGATTATAATAGCTATGACGTTACGAAATTCAATAATAAATTCGTAAAGGTTGCAGTTGTAAATAAATCAGATACTTTCTTATTTGATCGATTCATCGACCGTATTCAATCACAACAAATTCATGAATTAAAGATTGCAGAAAACTTTGATGAGTTTATTGGTGAAAATGTTGGCGATGAAGAAATTTCTTTTGAAGATACTGGGCAATTGCTTAATAGTTATGTAGATGCGGTTGATACTGAACTGGATAAAGAACGTATTAAAACTGAATTGCAAGACTTAATGATTGAAGCACAGACTCTAGAATTTGTATGATAGTTTTTAAAATGGTCCGTTGGAAGAATTTTCTTTCAACTGGAAATAAATTTATTGAAGTTCCGTTGAATATGAATAGGTCAACGCTAGTTGTTGGTCAAAATGGTGCTGGTAAATCTACTATGCTTGATGCAATCTCATTTGCTCTTTTTGGTAAACCTCACCGTAATATTAATAAACCGCAATTGATTAATTCGATTAATGGTAAAAACTGCGTAGTTGAAGTAGAGTTTTTGATTGGTAGCAATCACTTTAAAATTGTACGTGGTATTTCTCCAGGTATATTTGAAATTTGGAAGAATGGCACAGTAATTAACCAGTCATCTCATTCTAAAGAGTATCAGAAGATCCTAGAACAAAATATTCTTAAACTTAATCATAAATCATTTCATCAGGTAGTGGTTCTAGGATCTTCTTCATTTATTCCTTTTATGCAACTTGCAACAGGAGCAAGACGCGAAGTGATTGAAGATTTGCTTGACATCAATGTATTTTCAAAGATGAATCAACTTCTTCGTGAACAAGTTTCTACTTTAAAAGATGACTTGAGACAGGTGACATATGACACAGATATCATTAAGACAAAGATTGAATCCCAAGAGAAGTATATTAAAGACGTCCAGATTCTCACGCAGACTGCGATTGATGCAAAGTCTAAGAAAATTGCAGAAAACCGATCCGCGATTGAGTCGCTTAATACGCAGAACGCTAATCTTTCGGCAGAGGTGGAAACTAAACTTCCCACCGCGGAAAGAGAGCTTGCCAAGTTCAACACCAAAAGAACAACTCTTTTACAATATCAAGCACAATTCAAACAACAAATTTCAGCAGTCGCGAAAGATGCAAAGTTCTATGAAGATAATGAAAGTTGTCCAACGTGTTCCCAAGATATTAGTGCAACACTTAGACAACAAAAATTA